TGCTACTGGTTTAATAACTGTTTCTGGTTCATCATCTACATCTACTGCAGTTGCAGTTGTACTAGTTGAGCTAGAATTAGTATTAAGGTTTACTCCCATTGGTTTAAAATGGCTTGCCCATTTCATTTGATATGGTTCACCGTTCACACTTGCTTCAAACATTTCTTTCATAATCGCCAAATCATTGGCCTCAGGCCGTTTAGGCAAAAAGTCAGATAGATTATAAAGTCCAAACTTTTCAATAGCTTCGCGTTCTTGTGCAGTTAGTGCGGATTCTTTACGAGCCCAAGTGCTAGTATTATAATCAGCATAACCTGCTTTACTAATCTTTTTAATATTGAAATCAAGTCCAGCATCATAATCTGTAGGTAGATTTTCTAGTTCTGGATCCATAAGTGCATTTTTAATTAGGTTAAAAATCTGACTACTAATTACAAACCTACGGATAGGATTTTCAGGCTGTTTGTCATCTGACAAAGGATTGTCCCTTACAAATCCTTGAAATAGATATGAACGCTTTTTCCAATATTTACGACCCATATCCTCAAGATTTGGATCTTTAAACCAAGTACGAACCTCAGCAAGAATAGGACAGGTGTCGTTCCACATTTCTACGCAAGGAACTTGTACTGTAACTGGTTTGCTGTCTGGTTGTCCCTCAATACCCGCAAACGGCAATTTAATCATTGCTCGTTCAATCCAAAAGAAAGTATTTTTGGGATTAGCGTCTGGAAGGAATCTTACTCGTGCAATTGTATTTTCTGCAATGTTCCAATGTGCATAAATTGCATTGTCTGATACTGTTGCGGTACCACTTGAACGATCTGCTTGTGCCTGAAGTCTTGCCCTAATGTCTGCCAATGAAGTTGCCATAATGTTTTCTCCTTAAGATGGTCTTAATATGTGCCTAGATATATAACTGCACCTTGCAATTATATAACAAATATATTTATCATGTCAATGAAAAGATATAAATTTGTAATGCACAGGAGTACTATACAAATTTCTTAAATAGAAATCAAACTATTTGGCTAAACCCGCCAATTTTATCATATCCAAAATATTATTTTTAGATTCTTCCATTGGTCTTTGGTCTACGATTTCTCGATCGTTAGTAGTGGCACCATACAATCCATAATTATAGTTGCTAACGCCCATTTTGGGAAATTCCATGTTTGGATCTTCCGCAGCAAAGAAATCTTTGGCTCTTTCTACTTCTTCCTGGCTATCAAAAAAAACTGTACCATCTTCAATGTTGTATAGAAAACCATTTTTGTCTAATATACTTTGAATCTTAGGATCAATATCCTCGTTGTCAAAAATATTTTCTTCAATATCAGCTTTTTGACTTATCTGTTCAGTATTTTGTTTATCTATTGGGTTGTTTTCTATTTCTTCAATTATGTCAGATGACCAATCCTCAAATTCTTGTAACTCTCGGCTTTTGGCTTTTTTATATAATTTATCAACAATAGGCAATGCTACTGTAAGTCTTTCGTCAAACACTTTTCTACTAAATTTTTCCTTTAGTTCAATTAAATCAAAAGTATTATCTGAATCTTGTTCAGGTTCCCAAAGTTCTTTATATTGGTTATATCCTCTTTGTCCTCTAAGGCTAAACAATGTTCTATGCAAATCACCATAATGATCTATAGCAGTTTGTACCATGTTGTTTGTATCTACATCTTCAAATGTTTTTCCCCGCATATTTCTAACAAAAAATCTTAAATCATGCATTTCTTTAATGATGGTAGTAATATGTTGGCCAAAGTCATCTTGTAAATTGCCACCATTTTTAAAATGTCTTGCTATTGCTCTTGCGCCGTTTAATGTAGTGCCTTCTGGGCATTTAAATCGTTCACCTTCAGCAGTTTCTATAAACAAATTACCAATGTTTCTTGACCTTGCTCCAGACTGTTCAGGATCTATTTTTTTAAAATGTCTAGCAATAATTCTCACTGGACCTAAATTTTGATAGCTTGTTCTAGAAGTTCCAGTTAAACTTTCCGCTATGTCTGTTTTGTGTTTTAAGTTATCAATAGTAATATCAGTTGTGTCTGTTTCTGGTTTTTTAGTAAAAGCAGGCCTACTGATGTTTTGATCATCGTAATCCCACAGGTTTCTAATTGCAATATCTTTTAAACCTGATCTAAAATTCTTCCATTGCTCTTTAAGGGCTGGTGTTAAGTATTTGTCAATGTTTTCGTAATACTGAACACTAAGTTTTCCATTATGTTTTTCATCTTGTTGATCATCTGTACCGTCACTTAATGTAACCATAATCTGACTGAAATCATGGCCTTTTAAAAAAGGAAATATAAAAAGTTTAGCATTACTGGGTTTTGTTGTATCTTTTCCGTTTTCATCTTTCATCTGAAAACCATGTTGATAAACATTTGCTATTTTATCATAAACTTCTTTGTCTATTTCTTTAATAGTAATCATAATATATTATTTAGTTAATTTTTACTAAACTTAAGACATTAAAAAGGGCATGGGTAGTATTAATTCTTGCTCATCTTGAGGCATTCTGTCATCTAAACTTGCATCGAATTCTCGTATTAGCACTGCCATTCTAACTGTTAGCAATAACGACATAACAAGATCGTCTTTTTCTCCCAATTTAGCAGCATAACTACCTCCTGATGCAATGAAATTTTTTAATTGGCTTACTAAAGGTTTACTGGCTAATTTTAATTTTTTGGTTTCAACTAAGTTTTTAAAAGTAGCACATACTGTAAGTTTAGATCTGTTTGTAGTGTTAAATCCTTTTCTATATACTCTTGAAGTTCCTTGCTTTTTTGGCTCACTTAAGAAAATACCTTTAAAGTTTTCTTCGCCATATTCATTAATTACTACCAATGCTGCTTCGCCCAAAGTGTTATTTTCCACACTGTAATATATGTGTTCTATAGATTCTATACTATCGTTTATTTCAGAACAAATCTCTGCTAATATTTTTATTTGTTGTTGGATAGGTGTTTTATTATGCTGCCATTCTGCCACTTGCTGCATGCTAGGTAATTCTAAAACTTCTATTGCACTATAATCGCCTCCAGTGCCAAGACTAGGATCTAATGCAACAACATATGTATTACCTTTAGTAGGCTTTTTATACCATCTTACTTGACCAGTTTTATAAGCAGGGTCTATTCCTGCCATTTCTGCTAATGTTATACTGTTAATTAATGTTTCATCAAAAATAATAAATCTACAATTCATTTCGCGTTCAAAACGCTCTTCACCTAATTGAGCTTTTTGTTGTTCTGCCCATTTTTCATCTCTTTCTGGATGCTCATGCCAAAAACTGCGGAAAGCCTTAAATCCATTAATACCTAATTCTGTTTCATTACCATATTCATCTTGGCATTTATTAGCTAATTTCCATATTTCAGCAAATTGGTCTTCATCGCTGTTTGGTGTGCTAGTTATTATACATTTACCACCAGTTGCTAAAGTTGGGCTTATAGATGTCCAAAACTCTCGTGCTATGGTTGGTCTTACGAATGCGAATTCGTCTAAATAAAGTAAACTAATACTCATGCCTCGACCAGTATTCTCTGTAGTAGTTGTACTTACTATTCTAGAATTATTGTCAAAGTCTATACTACCTTTATTATAAGTAACTGCTCCTGCTCTAATAAAATCGGGCACACTTTCATAACCATACCTTATTCTTTGCATAATTTCTTGTGAGCCTGTATATTTGTGGGCTGCTACTAAGATAGTGCTATCAGGCACAAACATAGCAAACCATAATAAATACCCTGCAGCAGTGGTGCTTTTACCTGTTTGCCTTGGCATTAGGCTAATACTGTATCTGTAATTATGATAAGTTTTAACTAATCTGTTTTGGTATTCGAATGGGGTGTACTTTAATCTACCTTTAGTAGGATGTTGTATAAAAAAATAATTTGTTAGAAAATATTCTGGCCCAGTGTTAGGATCAGCACATTTTAAAAATTCCTTAATTTGAAATTCAGTATACGACTCTTTCTTATTAGGTTTTTTAATTAAAACTGATTCTATTGTTTTGGACATAACTTGGTTGTTTAAATATATATAACAGTATATAATTATTTATTTAAGATATTTGGTGTTAAGATGAGTCACTGTTTACTTTTAAATCAAGATTTCAATCCTATCA